TGATGAACAATCCATATGCTCTAGTGACTGTGGATGATACCCACATGATCCCAGGGTTCATGGTAGACTGCATCTACTATGGTCTTCTTGCTCGCGTGCAAGAGCGCTTGTACATGCAAGGGAACGATCGAATGCTGAATCTAGCAGAACGTTCAGAAGCCAAGTACATGGCTAAGCGCAAAGAGATTGCGGCTAAGACCTACGGGTTCATGGATGAGCGCTCTGTGCCGCAAGCACAGCCCTATCGTTGGCTCAGTGAAGACTACTACGGAGATGTTTGATGTCTCGTCAGCTAGCACTCATCCAGGTCACCTTCAGCGAAGGCATCCAGGAAGGTCGCGTGCAGGACATCGATTATACGATGACCATGCTCAAGTGGCAGTCGCCCCAGCTGAATTCCGTTCTCTACATGGAGAACTACGATCACACACGTGTAGATGGAGCCTTGGTCAAACGTCCAGGGTGGGCACTTTTGCGTCCCCTTGAAATCGAAAAGGACCAAGACTACTACGGGCTGAACCCGACAAATCGATGGGCTACAGATTACACGTATACGGATCCCGAGGATCACATCGGCTTCGATCTGGATCGCTTCAGTGCAAGCACCGCCTTTGTCAGAACGGCCGGAGACGGCCTTTTGCATTCCTCGCCTATGGATGGAGCCGGTCTAGCCGGCGTCATGTCATTTCCATATGCGCGTCCTATTAGTCAGGAAGTCATCCTGTGTTTCGTTCGTGACGAAGAGAATCTTGTACGCAAGTCTGGCACCATCCCGACAGAGGTCACGCGCACGGTATCCTATTCTACTGACCAACCGTTTACGGCAACTCCTGCTGGTACTCGAGTCAATACGGAAGAACAGCAACGGTGGAAGGATCCGTTCATCAATAATCCTGTTGAAACAGCCCCGCCCACAAGACTCGCTGACACCCTATGGTCAGAAACCCCTGGGGGCACAAACGGGAACGTCAATGCACCACAGCCACATACGTATCCGGGATGGAAGGTCTATGGTACACTAGCTGATGCGGACCGCCATGGTGGTCTTGTTATTTTCAGTACTGTGATCCGCGGCACAGATGAGATGCAAACTGGCCGTACCAACACGAACTACGCAGACTTTTATCCGAACCAGCTCTATCCGGTTTATGTGTGGGGTCTCTGGGACATCACCAACAAGCGCCAGGATGACAACCTTTTCTGGAACACAGCCAAAGAACCAACTGCCAGTGGTACTCTGATCCTGGATCAGCTCAACGAGAACTATACGGCCGACAACGCCTACTCCGTATTCAAGGTACGTCAGCCGTCCATGTCCGTGCAGCGTGATTCGATCGTCTCCTTCGCTTCGTACGTCTACGACGACTGCTTTGTTGACGGCATCCTGGAACCAGCTAGCCTCGGCAAGCATGGTGGTCTGATGAACGACACTCCGGTAGGTGACGTAGAGATAGCTATCGTTGAGCAAAAGACTCGGGTGTACGATACCACTGGCACTGATACTATGGACACGTGGCCCGACCTGCGTCGATATGAATATCAGGGTCAACCATATCTACCAGAGGTCAACAGATGGATCGAAAGCCTTGAGACTTTACGCCTAGATATCGATGAACCTACGCCAAACGACGTGGCGTCTCGCTGGTACATCAAAGGTCCTGGCATGACGCAGCTGCATAACTACCGTTACATTGGGCAGAATGGTTCAAATCCCTCATGGGCTCGTCAGCTCGTGCAAGTCTCTGTCGGTCTCAATATTGTCCCAATGGACGTGATCGGTTTTGTTGGTGGCAACTGGAAGCCTCTTGGAAGGGTCAAACCGCTTATGCCACAGGAAGGCTCGGCTGAGTACAAAGACTACGAAAGCAAACCCGAATCGTATCTCTGGGGTCGGATGCATGATAACGACCAGCGAGGTGAAGGCGAAGAGTACAGATTGGATCACAATGCCTTTTGGATCCTGCCTGTTCGATTGCCGAACTACATCGAGGATGGACTGCCTCGTCCCTGGATCAAGGGTGAAAGAATACCTTTAGTCGTCACTCTTAAAGTGAATGGCATTGAGATTTTCGGTGGTAGCCATCTCTACGAAGTACAACGAGACGTGTTCGACGCGGATGCTTCTCGATATGCCGAGTACAATGACCGGACGGCAAACGAAAGTTTTAATCAGACAAATCTGAATGAGAACAGTGCTCAAGGGAAGTATTGGCACTGGCGTTCTCGGGCGTGGTACGACACCTGGTTGGCATCACCGATGCGGATTGGTTCCCAGCAGATTCTCACACCGCTTGTCTGGGGTTATCAAAACTGGACGAATGAAACTGATATCAGCTGGACTGATCTGCTGATCGGATACAATATGGACGGCCCGGTTTATGACCTCAAAAAGTACAGGTCTGTCCAAGAGCCTCTAGCGTATGCGTGGGAACCGTTCAATCCTACGCTGGCTGCTTCGACTCCGTATACTCCGGCGACAGATCAGTATCCATGGGGCAACAAGAACATCGTTCCTGATAAGTACCGAGCAAAGCATGACGAGCTGAACGTCATCTTCCTATTCTGCAAAATCAAGAAGGATTCAGTAGATAAGCTTCTGGATCTAGGTCTTGAAGAGATTCGCGTCTACTCTGCAGCGCCAGATCCAGAGCGAAGCTTGCTTCGTTCGCAGGGTCTGCTGTCGTTTGAAGAAATCGCTACACCAGGTCTTTATGCATATCCGATCACGGAGAACATCGATGATCTGTCGAACTATCGATTGGTTCAGTCATATGTCCTGGATGGCAAGACAGAAAATCTATATGGGCCCAATGATGGTGAGTCCTGGAGAGAGCTCTATTCTGGTGAACGATTGGGTCGACGCAATAGCTGGTGGCAGATGGGCACGCATTTGATCAGCGTAGCGCAGGATGACACGAAGGCGCCAGTGGCTAAGGTGACACCAGATTTCATCATGTACGATCGTCCTCAGACGACAGCGAATACGCCACTCATTTTGGATTCATCCGGTACGTATTGGGCCGGCAAGGCAGCATCGCTTGTCACTGTCATCAAAGGGCGTGTTTTCATAGGAGGCTGTATCGATGAGTACGGAAAAGAAGAACAAGGAGTCATCCGCTATTCCGACGTCCAAGGGGGCACCATCAGTAAAGATGTCTTCAGTAAGGAAAACCTCATCTACCTCGGAGCTAATCCTCACACCGCTCTGGTCGAATACCGAGAGCAGCTCTGGGCGTTCAGCGAACACGACATATATCGAATGGCCCTGGACAACATCGGTGATATCACTACATGGGAAATCTTAGAGCGAATCGAAGGCCAAGGAACGTTTTCACCTAAGACGGTCATCGTAACCCCATATGGAGTGTGTTGGGCAAACAAGTCTGGTGTTTGGCTTTCTGACGGTCGTATGCCACAGCGTCTGACCGATAGCATTCCAGCTCTTTATGAGTCAATGTCAACCGGTCAACCGTATCCATACGATTCTGCTCTCAACTTGGGAGAGATCCCGACGTGGCCGCGGCACATCAATCCCTACCTGGAGGTTGCGTACGATCCGTTCGAAGACGAGCTCATTGTGAGCACTCCGTTCAAACAGGATGAGTTCTTCGATGGTGGCGGTGTCGAACAGGCGGTGTATGATGTGTTCGATCTTGTCTACTCATTCTCTAGGCAGAGCTGGCGGACAGAACGTATCCAGAGCAAGGTATTCGATTTTGGACTATCAGAACTGAACATCAACGGACTGGATGAATTCTGATGGCAAACGCTATCTATACAATGCCGAACAGGGTCCAGTTTGCAAACCGGATCTGGCGAAACATGGCAGTCTACAAAGGACGCTTGATCCGCGGGAACATGTACGTATCTAATGGTTCTTCAGCTACGCACACTGCTCCGTATACGGCGCAAACACGTCATTACAAAAGGCTGCTTTTTGCTCAGAAGCTGCTTACGCGGTCATACGATGAGTTCGATCATCGATACTACAACAATGGGGATACTGGCGAACGCAGGACGATACCGTTCCAGGAGATCCGCGGATACTTCATCACTCACGATATCGGTGATGGACAAAACGATTACCTCGCTGATTCTATCGTCGTTGATTGCCAGTTCGATACGAGGCGCTATCACGGGTATCATTACGCTAATTCGTTCAATGATCCATCGATTACACTCAGGCCTCGAGCTCCATCAATGGGCTTGGCTGAGCAACCTTTGGCTGATCCCGCTGTGGATCTAGTTGCCACAAATCTGACTGCTCGTCCTGGTCGTAATATCTTTCAGTCGTATCGTCAGATGCCGATCGATTCAGGAGCTCAAGGTGAAGGTGGTGACGAGTCTTCAGTGACGTCCAGTGACGACTTCGGTCCAGCACGTGAGTCTATTGCACTCGTTGTTCCATTCATGCGCTTCCGTCGCGCTCGTCTGGAGTTCGAAAGCTTCCAGAAAGTCGTACGGGTACGTGGCTTGACGTTCAAGATCGTCGAGTTGCCGCGCAGGACATTCGGCTGAGGTCTCCATGTCACGGCAGACCGATTACCGACATGATGACTACAAGGTCCAGCGAGAGTTCGAGCGGCTAAAGAAGGAGCGCGTTTCAGCTGAATCTGAAACAACGCCATCTATCCCAGATACGACAACGACCGGTTCTGGTACTGGTGGTCAACGGACGACCCAGCCAGGACTGCAGTACGAAGTCACTTCGGTAGACAAGACAGTAGGCGTCAAGCGTATCGCTGGGCGGGACTCCGTTCGCTATGATATCAGTCGTCCATTTTCCGTCTTTCATGAAGACGAGGTGATCCCTGATGGGCTCGGTGACGAAAAGCGAGTGCGTGTCATCGATGTCCATGATACAGATACTGTCATGTGGTCTATTACTGGATCAGCGGCAGGAGAGATCGAGCTGCGGGCTACTCGTCCCTTGTCTTTTGGTTTGTCTTCCACTGGTCTCTTTTCTACCAAAACGTCCACTGACATCATCACGGAGATCTGGCTCAGCAATGAAACCGACTCAAAACCAGCGGTGTACAACAAGAGGGTCTACTTTGATTGGGAGGAGACTCCTGAGGGACGGATCCTCATGGAAGCCTGGTACGAAGACCAGCAGAGCACGTACACGTGGGACCTCAAAATTGAAAACGTTCTTGTTGAAGCGATCGACTCTGGAGATGATGTAGACCTCAGAGGCATCAACGGTGTGTCGATCAGCAATGTGGGCAGGATCGTCACGTTCTCCAGGCCGTTCCAGGTCTTTGATGACGGTGCGTCGGTAGGTGGAACGGACACCACCGAGCTGGAATTTGACTCAAATGGGCAGGCTAGTACGGACGTAGCAGTCCGTTTCGATGTATTCGATGATGCATCCGGCCGCAGACGGGTACGAGCGTTCATTCCTTCAACCGTTGCTGGATATACAGCTTGGAATCTGGAAGTTGATTCGGTTCTTCGTGAAGCAATCAATGATTCAGATGACGTCGATTTTGTATCTGGTACTGGCATCAATCTGACGGGAGCGGCACGGCAGATCATTATCAATGTCGACGCAACGCCATGGCGCCAGACCAATGAACAGAACGCCAACGAAGAATCGTACAACGTTGTTCCTGGCGATATCATCGAGTTTGAAAATGCCACAGAGGCAAAACCGGCTGGGTACACTAAGCGTATTTGGATAGACCTTGCTCAAGTGGGTAGTGTCGTGACCATCGAAGGATGGTACGAAGACATCGACACGGATACTATCTACAGTGGGTGGGCCCTTGAGGCTAACGGTGTATTGCGGGAGAACATCGATGCGGGCGATGATGTCGACTTCATTGATGGCATTGCTACTACGGTAGTCGGCTCTGGTAGGCAGATACAGATCGATCGTCCGCTGCAGGTCAAGAATGCTGGCGTCAACGTAGGTGACAACGCTACAATCGCCCTGAACGCAGACCCTCAGGGCCAGACTTCTACAGATGTGGCAGTCAACCTTCAATGGGTCGATGATGGCTCTGGCCAGCGTACCCTTCGTGGTTGGATACCTTCAGCGGTAGCTGGCTATACTGGCTGGAATCTTGAAGCCAATGGTGTTCTCAGGGAGCTGATCAATGATGCTGAAGACGTAGACTTTATCAACGGCAATGGCACAACGATCGGTGGCACTGGTCGTCAGATCCAGGTCAATGTGGTTGATAGTACCCTCAAGCAGATCAACGATGAAAATGCGAATGAAGAATCATATACGTACACCCCAGGGCATTCTCTGTCCTTCAGCAATGAAACAGAGGCTAAGCCAGTCACCTATACGCAAAGAGTATGGTTTGACCTCACTAGCGCTGCAGGAGCCCATGTACTTGAAGGATTTGCAGAAAGTCCTTCAGCATCAAGCCCACTCACTATCCGTCAAGACGGCGTAGACGTCGGTGGTAATGACACGATCGTCATCGATTTCGATAACCCGTCACCCGGGAAGCCTGCAGGATACACCAAGCAAGCTTGGGTACAGGTTTTTGATGACGGTGCTGGCATTCGTCGGGCAGTGATCTGGTATGAAGATCTGACTGGTCTTGCCGCATACAAGTGGGTTCTTCGCGGGCCCAACGATGCCGGCACGGATATCGACAATACAGAAATCGTGACCTTCAGGGGTCTGGACGGTATTATCGTAGAGCGTGTCAGCAACGAGATTCATATCAAGTATACCGGTGAGCCATCTGACGGAAACGACGGTGGTTCTGGCAACTCACGGCGACGGATCCTCAGAGGCGTGATCGATCTATGGACTGACGATGCCCCAGCACCTGGATACCATGGTGTCAAGGTCTTCAAAGACATTGTCCATGACTGGAATCTGGGCAATATGCACGGGTATCACATTAGGCTCGAGACGATCACATTCGATGAGACGCGTGCTGCAGGTGACCCGGAAACTCTCACGTATCATTGGGGCGATCCCATTCCGACAGGACTTCTTGGTCATCTCGGGAACGTTCCGCGTCGTTCATTTCCCAGGATCTACGCTGTAGATGAAAACACCATCCGGGTTGCTACACGGCTTCCTAAGTTGAATGGTGCTCAGCCTACACATCTGAAGTACTACTACGTTCTGGAAGAAGTCTGATGGCCTCGAGATCCCAAGATTTTATCACCCCTGTTCATGGTACGCCACCTCCTGAGGCTACTCTCGGGGCTACTATTCGTCTGTGGTTTCGTGTCAGGAAGAATCGTACGGTAGGAGGTATCACGTATGCGCACCCCATTACGGGTTCGTATGACGGTCTAGCCGGCGTAGGTTCTTTGTTGTATGTCGAAGGATCCGCTGGCGAAAATCAGGGGTATTTGGATCATGCGTTGTTTGCCATCAGCGTGGATGGCTTCGGGGTTCTTACGCCTTATACGCTCAACGGCACCAATTGCACGCTGTTCGATAACTCTGATCCTGATTACGAGCTCTGGTATCATGACCTTGATACCGCTACGGTTCAGTTCGTTGTAGCATTGAGCGACAAGAATTCTGCATTTCCTCCTGGTACTCAGGTCACGAACGCCGGTCCAGTGCTTTACGGTCAGAATCTCTACACCCTCAAAGAGGGTGATTGGGACATCTGTTATGGAGGCAACAACAAGCATTGGGACGCAGCAACGTGGGCCGATAAGGATGACCAGTCTTGGTATGGCAACTCAATCAAAAATACGGCAGGTGGTTATCAAGCACGGATCATCTTGAACGACCGGATCCAAACCCTTTCAGATGACGAGGGCCGTACTGACTTCGGTGAACGTGTGGCTGGGGAAAAGGCAATCTACGATGATGAATTCGTGACCAAAGACCAGATCAAAGCTGGCCGCGGAGTCACGATTGTCTACTACGACAATGACGGAGTCCCAACAGATGGGTCGTACGCGACTGATCCGTACAGGCGCATGGACCTTCTTATCACGTCTGAAGCGCTTCTCAATCTTGGAACCGATGACGTCCTCGGCATCGACATTATTACAGGCAACGCTCAGTCCTGGAATAACGAGGTCCAGTACAGCGATATTGATCTCCTTCTCTTCTCCACAGAGCAAGATTGGACGCTCAGCGCCGGATTGGCCATCGTTGGCAATGTCTCGGGTACCGAGTGGGAAGACCAGTCTATTCCCATTGCATTCAAAGGGTTCATCAGTCCGTCTGGTACCATCCATATTTCTGGGCGTACCCTTCACTCTGGTCTTTTCGTCTCTCATGAGAATGCTGCAGGCGATACGGTCACGCAGTACGACGCTGGTTCGCATGGATCGATCAGCCATATCAAATTCAAGGACACGGCTGACGGCACTTTCACCATTAGTGAGGGGACCGAAGAATCTCATTTCGGCTATCGCTACGGCATCTCTGTCGAATACACACCGACACCCGCAGTGTACAGTTGGGATATCGAAATACCTGGCATAACCTACACGGTCACAGACCAAGAGCGCGTACGCTATGTGGGAGTCGATGGCGTAGAGCTCACACTGGCAGTAATTGCTGGTGGCCACGAATTAGATATCAGACGCTCGTTCCAGATCACGGAGATCGACAAAGACGGCCTCGAGAACCTGATTGGCAATGCGTCGACTAAGAAACTCATCTTTGACAATGAAGGCTTAGATCCGGCAGAGTATACAGACCGAATCATTCTTTTGCCTGATGAGGTTGATGAATTTGGTCGTCGCGTACGCGGTTACGCTAAGCCTCCAGCAGCTACTAGTGCCCCTGTCGCACCTTCGTTTGTTAGCGCGTGGTACCGTCCTGTCAATATCAACACAGCTGTCGACGGGAACTACTTCGATTTCATGATTTGCAATCAAAGCAATTGCGACTGGCGCGAGCAAATCACGACACCATGGGGCCCGCTCAAAAACGACCTCAGCCTCGATCCTGTAGCAGGCTTCAAAGCGACATGGGAAGGTCCATCAGGAGCATTTACGAAGACCGCTGGCAAGGAAATCCAGCAAAACGAAATGCCCTATCAGGCAGGAGCTATGCAAGTCAATCAAGATGGCTACTACCATATTGATATTGCTCAGCACAACTACATGTTCAAAAAAGCTACAATCAACAGCACCTACGCCCATCCTGTGGGTTATCAGTCCCATTGGCACTTGTTTCTGATGGTCTACAGGGTAGCGACAGGTGAGTGGCAACTACACAATCATCTTGATATGGAGCTTATCAATCACCCAGCTGAGCAAGGCAATAGTGGTCTCTGGGCGAAAATGGAAAGCGGCATGCGCTACCATGTCCAAGGTTCGTGCGACGTTTGGCTCAATAGTGGGGACAAGATCTCTTTTGTCCGTTCAGGTGCTGGACGAGATTACATCACGGCGGTGCCCGGATATCCAGGTGTTGGGTTGCCTTATGCGTGGTGGTCAATGCTCACATACCAATCGTTCAACATACACTGGCTCCATGACGATGTTGCAAGTGTTCAGACAGATACAGATCTTTTTGTTGGGCCGCCAGACACTCCATATGCGTATACGGAAAATATCACGGGACTCAACGTTCCATTTTTGACCGCTTTTGCCATCCAAAGTTTTATATAGGAGAATTTCATGGCTACATACGAATCACACACCACTGTCAACACAGCAACAGCTACGACAGTGCATACATGTGCTCAAGATGAAGAGCTCGTGTCTATCAGAATTGTTGCTCAGGCGACAACGGCTGCTCAGAAAATGCAGGTCATCAAACGAATTGGCGGCAGTACGAATTATGCGCTCGGGTGGGTAGAGGTTCCGGCCCGTAGCCCAGTCGGAGGTTCTAATCAGGCCCCGTTTTCGACCGTCTTCACAGCGGCTAAGTGCTATCTGAGCAATACTGACCAGATTCAGATAGACTCTGAGAATACGGATGCGTTCGATATTCACGTTGTCACCAGAGATCCAGTCGTTTGATGCAACACGAACCTGATTTCGATCCTGATTTCATTATCAGGCCTGACGTAGCCAACAATCTCATCAAGGCGTGGGATAGGAGTGCTTTGTCTGAGGTCTGGGTGCCCAACTATAGGGATGTCAAGGAATCCTGGGCCCCATCAGGAGGCGATAAACGAGTTGTTCTTCGTACTCAGTCATCTTGTGTGCCGTTGGAAGTATGGTCTGTTCTTCAGGGTTCTTCTACGCCTCAGGTGACGTGGGACCTCAAGTACGGCCCTGACATCACAGGAGCTGGATCAACATCCATCAGCACAGGCGAGGTCACCACGAGCACAACAACTGGTAATCAAGGCATTCTACTCGTGGACAATGTCCCCGCTGGAAATTATGTTTGGATCGATATCGTAGCTGTCACTGGTACGGTCACCGATTTCGCCCTTACACTAGGCTACAGGCTCGGATAATGGCAACTTTAGAACGTAACGCACCTACAGTCGATGTCCAGGTAACCAAAGGGGATACCTTCGCTATGTCAATTGTCATCAGAGACAAGGACACTGGAGCGACGATCGACGTAACGGGCAGAACTTATGCCCTAGAAATCCGCAAGGTAAGCGACCAGTCCCTTATTGCAACGGCTTCTGTGGATACGTCAGGAGCTGCCTCGGGTGCGATCGGGTTTACCGTGTCCTCGGGTGACACGTCTGGCATGAGCTCTGTCATCCAGTATGCATATGACGTCGAAGAGACAAATGGCTCGAACATCAGAACCATCTTTGGTGGTGAGTTCAGAATATTCACGGATGTGACTGCTTAATGCCGATCACGGTCACCATAGAAGAAACCACAGAATACGTCGAAATCATCGATGCCGGCATCAAAGTCGACCTGTATCCAGGCTTTGTCACAGTCACGAACACTGAGGTCGACAAGGTCTACACTGCAGGTGGAACAATCTCCGTAGGGTTTCCTGTTTATGTCGATGGATCTGGCAATGTTCAAGCAGCAGATGCCGATGCCATTGGAACCAGGAACATCCTGGGTGTGGCGGTTACTTCAGCCACAGTTACGAATCCCTGCACTGTCAGGACTTTTGGAGAGTTCCAGCATGTCTCATATTCGTTCACTGTCGGTACGGCTGTATTTGTGGGCTCAGGAGGCGGAATCGTTGATTCTCCTAACGGCTCTGCATATGTTTCGGCTGTAGGTGTGGCCACTGCGGCTGACACCTTGTATGTCAATCCATCGCAATCAATTGATTTGGTGTAAACATGGCCAAGTACATCGCCCTTTCTTCTGGGCAACTCGCTGAAGTACAGCCGATCTCCGTTTCCGCTGGAGCTGGGGATGCCGGCAAAATGATCCAACTCGACGGTTCTGGCCGCCTTGACAACTCCATGATGCCAGTCGGTATTGGTGCCGACACAGCCTCGATCGTGACATCTGAGAACCTCGCTGCCGGCGACTTCGTGAATCTCTGGAATGACGCAGGTACGCTCAAAGCTCGCAAGGCTGACGCCGCCAATAGCCAGCCAGCCCATGGTTTCGTCCTCGGTGCAGTGACGGCCCCTGCTGCTGCTACGGTCTATTTCGAGGGCCAGAACACCCAGCTCTCCGGTTTGACGGTAGGCAATACTCTGTACTTGTCGACGACGGCTGGTGGCGTAACAGCTACGGCTCCCTCTGGAAGTGGACAACTCGTCCAAGAGGTCGGTATCGCCATCTCGACAACGGCAGCTTCCACGGAGATCGGTCGCCCAGTGACGCTCGTCTAAGGAGACCTCGTGGCTACTCGTAACGCAGTTGTACTGGTATCAGGGCAGCTCCAAGAGCTCAATGCTCCTACGGATGTACTGCCCTCGAATACTATTGTCCCGTCGTTCGCAGCGAATGTCTTTGCTGTCTATGATAACGTAGACAACACCAAGATCTTCAATCTGAACGTATCTGGCGTTACGACATTAACCACAAGAACGTGGTCGATTCCTGATGTCAACGACACGTTCGTGGGTCTGGCGGCTACTCAGACCCTGACGAACAAGACGCTTACCTCGCCCGTTATCAATGTCGGTTCGGATGCCACTGGCGATATCTACTACCGTTCTGCGGGTGGAGTCTTTACTCGTCTCCCTGCCGGTACGAATGGTCATGTACTGACTCTGGCGGCTGGTATCCCCTCTTGGGCAGCTCCGGCTAGCGGTATCACGATCGGTACGACGGCTATCACAAGCGGTACTACCGAGTACTTCTTGTTCAACAATGCTGGGGTTGTCGGCAATGCTGATGAACTTCGCAGGGACGCAGCCAGCGGTCGCATCGAGGTAGACCATGGCGTAGCCTCCGGAGCAGCCTTCTATGCTCGCAACTCGGATGCGACAGGTTTCTACGCGATCCTGGCGGAGACGTCGTACAGCAATGCCCAGACCGCTCGCTTCATTGCCAACGGCACCAGTGCTCAAGCATTTTCCTCAGCCACCTTCGGCAATACGGCGACTGCGAACGCCTTCATCGTACAGCGATACGGTTCCGGGGGCACTGCAGTTGCCAACCGATTAGGCTACTTCTCTCAGAACTACAACGGCGGTACTCCGGCCGCAGGCTTCGGAGCATACCTGACCTTCGGCCTGAAGACGACGACGACTGATGACGTCGAGGCTGCTCGATTTGGTTGGCGCTGGACAGATCCTACGAACGGGGCATCTCAATCTGAGATCTACTTCTCGGCCCAGATTGCGGGTTCCCTCACTGAGTACATGACGTTGGGGCCGACCAATGGCATGCGTGTGTACACGAACATCAGTGCCCAAGGCAATCAGATCTACAACTTCATAGCTTCTGTGACTGTTGTAGCCGGCACGACCTATACGGCTCTAGCCGCGGAATCCGGGACGGTGTACTGGTTCACCAACGCCGCCAACATCACGTTTACGATCCCCGGGACACTCAATTCAGGATGGCACGCTACCGCCGTTCAAGTAGGTGCTGGTCAGATCATTACAGCAACCAACGGATCTGGTGTTCTCCGCAACAACATAGGTGCAACAGATTCGGCTGGCCAGTGGGCGGTAATGTCGATCGTCAAGCAAGGCAATGACATCGTGATCGGGGGTGCTACAGCATGATGCCTGGTTTGCTTGGGTTCAATACCCCTCTCGGAGGTGGATACGCAAAGCCTCTCGATAGTATGGGCACCCTCCCGGATTTGGCGGTTGGTGTACGACTACTGCGTTCAGCCTATACAGGCGACTGTATGCAGATCCTGCGTGCTTCCGATAAAACCACGTTGAACATCGGATTTGACGCTGACGGGCATCTTGACACGGCGTCAATCATATCGTTCTGTTCGGGCACGGTAGGCTACGTGAAGGCATGGTACGACCAGTCTGGCAACGGCAACAACCTCATCAATAACTCGGATGGCGTCAACTACGACGGCGATGGTTCACAGCCCGATATTTACAACGGTGGGCTGCTCACCGTCAACGGCTTGGCTTCGGTGCGTAGCGCAACAGGTACTTGGGGGTCTAGTTCAGGCACAGCGGATTTCGTGACTTATAGCCACAGCATAGGTACAAGCAAACGCATGTGCCTGTTCGCCGTGCAAGCGTGGGGTGCGCTGATTGCCAGCGGATCTGCATCTCAATACGGACTTTGCGTTAATGATACCAACCCCATCCTTGCCTTTGATGACGCTCGCACAAGTCTAATTGGCACAGGCGGTAGCGGCACATCGCAGGTGACACTAAGTGTAACGACGTCGCAAGACACCCTGTATCTGTGTGGCGTAGCGAGGACTGCCAATGGCGGCAACAACCTCAACGTGCGTATGGACGGCAGCTTGACCTCTGGTAGCTGTGGCTCTGGATCGGGTACGGCCACGAATCTTGTGACGGCGCAAAATGGCTCCAACACGCGCAGGTACGTGTGGCAGTCAGAGATTCTTGTGTGGGAAAACTCAGATCAAGATGCTTTGTATAGCACTTATCGTGCTAATGTTCAATCATACTATGGGGTAGCCTAATGACTTCTATCCAACCAGTCAAGATCGGTGAGAACGTCGTCAGTATCGAGGCCTCTGTTACGGGTGCCGTCGACCTGACCGCCGATGACAACAACTACATGACGTTCATTGTGCGGGGCTTCAACGCCAATGGCAAGGAGCTAATCAACAAGCCTGTGACGTTCACAAAGGCACAGGTCGATACGTTCATGGCTACGAACCCAACGCCGGAACAGATCCAGCAAGCAGTCGAAGACCGCGCTGTTACTCAATGGGGATTGACCAAAGTATGACCGTCAAGCTGACCTATGATGAACTCAGGGCTCTTCAGAAGCACGTCGACGTTCTCGCACAGCTCGATTCGCTTCCTTTCTCGTATCACGTGTCCAAAGCTCAGTACAAGCTTGAGCAGGTTATCAGGCCCCTTCGGGAGATGTACGAAAAGGAGTTCAACAAGCACGTCGAGACTGACAATGATGGACAGCCGATCCAGTACTACGTTATCAAAGAAGGTCCTCAGCTCGTTGAGCCCATCCCTGTAAAGGGCTTTGAAGGAGAGCTCATGCCGGAGTATGACTGGGCGATCGGTACGCGTTTGACGGCGGAAGCTCAGAAACCTGGATCAACATGGAATGTCTGGCTTGCCAACTTTGTGACGGACCGGTTCGAGGTAGAGCTACACGAAATACCTGAGTCTTTGGCTGTCCAGTACCAGGGCAAGCCTGAGCTACTGACACCCCTGTACGGTACTCTCCTGCAGGCTTGATTTTTCTTGTCTGTGTGATGATGTTGGTATTATGAGTCACGCACCTGATTCCACTGAAGTAGGATCGACCGTCCTATCTGGCGCTTCTGCGCTTGCCGGCACGGTATTGAGTCCGCACCCCTTGCAGATTATAGCATGGGCAGTTGCTATCATTGCTGGTTTGTACGCGATCTACCGCGGCTACAAGGCCGAACGTCGTGCTGATGAGGCTGCCGCACGAGAACGGCAGGCATTCGAGGAAGAATAATGACGGATCAGATCCTCATAACGAAAGTGAAGCCCCTAGACTTTCTTGTCGAACGAGCTGAAAGAGCTCTGACCAAGATTCCTGACCGGGAGAAAGCCAAGGAGATTCACTTCGAGCTCGAGCGATCTGTGAAGAATGAAAAGCGTTCTGTTCTTTCTCGTATCCTTTCAGTACTTTGGATCATACTCAAATCAGTTCCATCCATTATCGCAGGACTCATGACTATGAGCGGTAAGCAACTGGCTGCGTCGATTGCAGCTGTACTCGCCGGTATCCTGAATGCGGCTCTTGGTCTGACTGCAGACTGGGTCATCCCAGGTACCGAGATCAATATCGAGTGGATTCTTTCCACCATTCTCATTGCTCTTGGAACATGGCTGCTTCCGGGCCTCTTCGAGAAGAAGCTCAATCCAGCCAAGGCAGAAGACTGATGCGACAGAAACCGACACTCCCCAAGCCACCTTCGAGGAAACGCAAGCCGACCATCCCCGGCGACTCAAACATCAAGCGCCGGCCTAGGAAGGCTCCTACATCTACCATTAAACTGCCCCGCAAGCGGGGTTAAGGAGAGATCCAATGCCAGTACGCAAACAATCAGGCGGCAAGACAGCAAAGAAAACCGCTCGGAAACCGGCAGCGAAGAAGCCTGCACGTAAGCCTGCAGCTCAGTCTGCAGCTAAGCCTGCAGCCAAGCGAAGCCAATCCAGCGAGCCGTACGGCCCGACAAGGCAGACACTCAACAATGAGGCTGCTCGGCTTGCTCGTAGTCCTTATTCTGATATGCCTCACACCGATAGTCCGACGTATTCTCCGGAATACCACAATCCGGATACTCGTGCGAAGTATGTCAGCAAGTACTACAAGAAGGAGCAGGCTAATCGCAAGGCAGCTCAGAAGCGAGCTAAGCGTTCACGGACAAAGCGATAAAAGCCATGAAACAGTATTCGAAATCCAAGAAGCCGTCTAAGCGCAGCAAAACAAAGTCTCAAGGTGTTGCGGCAGCGTACAAGCCTGTGAAAAGCAAGAAAGGCCACTCTGGCTACTTGACAGCCAACGGGCAGTATGCCGGTTCATTTCGAAGCTTCATGAGCAAAGACAAAAAGAAGAAGTGATCCACGTCTACTCATATGCACTCCATGGCCACTTGCGGGCTGGTGAACACTTCAAGATCGAAGAGTTTGCCTGCATCAACCGTCAAGAAGGCCGTGTTGTTGATGGGAAGCCCTATGCTCTTGGCGAGCTTGTAACGGATCAGATCCTCTTAGATGAAAAACTGGTCGAACAACTGGAACTACTCCGGAAGTATTTCGGTCAGTCGGTACGGATCCTTAGTGGATATCGATCGTATCACTACAACAAAGCCGTAGGTGGCGCTCCTTCCAGTAAACATATGGAGGGACGTGCCGCGGATATCGTAGTGGCAGGGACCACCCCTGACGAAGTCTGGGAGTATGCCAATGCTCATATTCGCTACGGTGGTGTCGGTCGTTATGACACCTTCACACATATAGATTGCCGTGTGCAAGGGTTCGCACGCTGGGATCTGCGCAAAACAAAGTAACCCCACTCAATCGCGGCTTGGTCTCCCGATTGGTACTGACACTCGGCCTGGCTAGAAATAGCTGGGCCGTTGTATTTTAGGTTGAATTCCTCCCACACAATGCGGATGTTTAAGCATGAGCGAGCAAAAAGCTGAGCTGACCCTCGAAGAAAAGATCCAGAAAGAGCAACTCGTCGCAAATTTGCGAGCGGCGAACAAGGTTCTGAAGGAAACGATCGACTACTGCGAAGAAAAATTCGGGGTGCGGTTCACGCTCACCAAATTCGAAATGGGTTTCGTACCAGCAGGTGATCAACATGCAGAATCTGTTCAACAATCCGAAGATCTGGGAGCTGATCTCTCAGGCACAACTGAAGACTCACGAGCTAGACTGGCCGAGCTCGAGTCCTCAACCGAAAACCACCAGCTGGCCAACGCAGAGCTACTCGGTAGGCCGAAAGGGCACGCCACAAGTCCAGCAGACGGATCCGCCATCAGTGGGCAACAAGCCTGAGGTTATTCCTCAAGGAGCACAGACGTCTACGTCTGAAGCCGGCGACGGATCTGGTAATCCAGAAACAGAAACGGACTGGTTCAACGTTCTCGGTGCGGTACTTGGTGGCGGCGGAACTTTCCTGGATACCCTTGGTGGAATCTTGGGCGGTTCTTCACCTGAGCAAAATCTAGCCGCTGCAAATGCTACAGCCAGAGGAGGCAACATCTCCAAATCTGGCGACGTTACGCGCATTGTGGAAGAGCCGACCAACATTGCGTTGGGTGAACAGCTCAAAACGATGGATCAGCTGGATAATACCAACGTCCGTGCGAACATGCTTCAGACGACATCCGGTCTGAATGATCAGGCTCAAGCAGCAATGATGGCGGCTATGAATTCTGTGGCAGCCGGTCAAGGCGGCGACTCAGGCATCCCTATGGCCGATGCACTCAAAGGCTCTTCGGCGGGTATCGCCGCACGTGCGGGCACTGATCAGGCAATCGCTGGGATCAAGTCCCAGGCAACACAAGAAGAGCTGACCAGAACCGGTATGCGTGCCGAACAGGCTGACGCGATCGGCAATCGCTCCGGCGAAGCATTGTATTTGCAAGGTGTCGACAACATCGGCAGTGAAGAAGAGCAGGCTGCTGCAGGTGGCGGTGGTTTCTGGGACATCGCCATGGGTATTGGCGGAGGTGTCCTGGACATGTTCACTGGAGGAATCGGCGGTACCGTCGCTACTGAACTCCTCGGGAGTCTCTTTGGCGGAGAAGATGTTACACAAAAGACAACAGGCTCACCTAAGCAAAACGCGGGACCGGCATTCGGCTTACCCGTTAGACGTCGGGCTGTTGCTGGTAGGAGCGGAGGCTGATCATGGCTGGAAAAGCACCCGAATATCGTACGACCCCTGGCGGAGGATCCGTCAAGGTTGGCTCTTCAACGTATAGTACTGATGAGCTCAATACGCTTACCAATTGGAAGAACTCTCAGCGAGCGCTGGCAGGGCAGCTCCTAGCCTTAGCTCCTGGTTTGATCGATCGTAAAGATGCCCTCAGGGCTACGAACGCTATGCGACGCGAAAAGCTGGAGCAAGCCATTGCATCCGGTATGATCAAAGGCGTCGAAGGCGGACAAGAAATCACTGCTTCTCAAACTGGTCTGGAGTTCGAAAGCGATGAAGCAGCAGCAAGTTTCTGGAAGCAGTTCGGAGAATCAACCGCAAGAGGCAATCTCGATCGAACGCGTGAGGTCCGTAATAAGGTCCGTGACCGGATCAAGAAAGACATCGACTCCCAGATTTCTGGTTTTCTCGACATCCAGTCAGTACTCAAAGAATCTGGAGCTGTCGAAGGCTCGACGGATGCGTTTACGAAGATCCTTACCAGCGCCGACATGGGCGCAGCACTTGCGTGGGATATCGAAGGTCTGCAACTCAAAGATGGAGCCGACGGATCTCAAGGCGTTCTAGACTACCAATGGGAAACGCCTGAGCAGATCGAGGCCCTCAACGAAATCGCCAAGGATATCCTGGATGGCAACACAGAGCGCTTTGCTCCGCTCGAGAATGTCAACGTAGGCGAGTGGCAGAAGGTCAGTGAGTACTACAAGAAGGGCGCTTCCGGCTCTCGTAGCCTGAACGTCGATGAAGACTACGGGAGTATCTCGTATAATCCTCTGATCGAACGGATGGTCGAACGGGATACAGAGTACATCGATGAGATCAAGACTGGTTCTGGTGAGCTCTTGGCATTGTATGCTATGGATGAGCTCAGTGGCCTACTTGGTGGAAGCTTCGGTGCGAACAAACCTTTCGCTGGTCAAGCGGCAGAATTGGCTGCTAAGCAGCGTCAACAGCTCAACTTGCAGAGCATGAGAGACCGGTCGAGATACTATGAAGATTCAGATGTGGTCCGCGGTGGTTCTGGAAGCTACGATTTTGGCGACCAGGCTATGAGAGCCCTTGCATCCTTTATGGCTAGTCAAGGTGCTGGATTCGAATCTGGTGGCGGCAAAAGCTATGCTCCTGTTGGACCTGGCGGCGGTGGCGGTAACAATTACATGACCGCGGATCTGTTCAGCAACACCGATCAGTACGATGACAAAGAATCTCTTGTAAACAAGACGCCGACGATGTTCGAAATGGTGCCCGGTCAAGGCCGCCGAATTGCATGGGACGATACGTCGTACCTGACAAAACGCGATGTTGAAACATTGAAAAAGCTCAACAAAGGCACTTTCAAGAACTTCAGCATGGAAAACCTTTCTGCTTGGGTCAAGTCGAACATTCCTACGAAGATGCTTCAAGACGGCATTTTCAAGATTCGCCAACAAGGCCAGAGCGTGGTCGTATCGTATGGTGCCAACGACTGGGCAGCCATTGAATTTCAGGATACAACCAACGAAAGCGCAATTGCTGAGTACGACAGAATGCAGCGCAATCCGTTCAAAGTTCACATCTACAAAGGTGCCGTCCTTGACATGCTCGGGCCGGCATTCAAAGGTCTCTACCGAGGAGAGTAATGGGCAACTGGAGCCGATACTATCATACACGTCTTCGTTCTCCCCGTCCACATCGTTCCTATGGTAAGCCTAAAACGGACAGGTTTACGGACGTCGACGATTACGGGGTCCCGAACCCTTATTACAAAGAACAGTCGATAAACACGCGTGATTGGCAACAGTACCAAAAAGGCTACCGTGGCGATCAGCTGACGTCTGAAAAGGATAAGAACTATGCTTGGTCTCGTTTCCAAAAGGCCGAGTGGGACAACGATATCATCGCTGAGCACTTCGGTGGATCTCCGGGTAGGAAGCTAGACCCGGAAGATTACTACAAGTCTGTCGAAGAGCTGTCGTGGAAGCTCACTAAGGACTTTGAACGGCTGGGCTTGAACACGAATCTCGACGCTACGGAGTTCTCCGAAGCGATAGAAGGTCTGTTTGGTGCCGCTGAGGCCGAAGGTGTCGACCTAGGGTATAGTCGCTACGAAAAGCAACTTGCCCAGGAGCTTCAGACGAGTTCTTTTCTGCCTACGCTCGTCTCAAAACGACGCAGTGCCGGCAAGCAATTGCACGATATGTTCGAATCGCTCAGCCCTGAGCAACAGGCGTATCATCGTAAACGGGAACTCGAGTATCGAACGTATGTAAGTGAACTGAGTGGCCGAAGTGTCCAACCTGAGGTTCGTCCTGATCTGAACAACCTGGCATATTACCTGGAGCCAGGCACAAAGATGGACAAGGATGGCAAGCCTACGAATCTCAAGACGTGGCTACAACAGAATGTCACCGGTGAAATCTACCCTCTGCGACCCAAGCAATGGTATCTCGATCAGCTCGAGCATATTCGGAAGCTTGAAGAGCGTGAATCCATCAAGCAAGGTATCAATGCCGTAGTCCCTTTGCAGGGTGTCCACAAGGATACCTATGGTACCCCCAGTGATCCTATCCAGCAGCCTCGCCGTAAGCAAGCTTCTGGTATTTCTCAGCTACAAAACCAGATCAAGTTTTACGAGACGAACAGCGAAGGCATGCTCGTCCACGAAGATGGCGTAGCTGTACTCAGGTCACCTGAACAGGTCGACGAAGACCTCAAGCGTGCTACCTCAGAAATTATCATGCGACTTCAGAATGTCGACATGCCTGAGGAAGAAAAAGCTCGCATGATCAAGTATTTCATGACCTCAGCCTCTGGCGATGGTCTCTTGAATGCCATCAGCGGGATCCTTGGTCGATTCATCGAGCCGTTCACTCCTGAGGGTGGATACAGTAGCTTCTCATATTTGAAGCCTGGCCTATCGTTTGGCGATCCTGAGATCTTCAAGATGTATGCTGCGGAACTCAACCGCCTCAAATCTCTTGCTGCAGAGCATCGGGACCTTTATTCCAAAGCGAAAACGAACGGCCTTGGACAGAAGGTCTACGATCTCTCTGAAGCAGTCGACGGACGAGATTCCTTCGGTGCCGGTATCAGCGCTGTGTCTCAGGGGGTCGTCGGCACACTGTTTGGATCTGATGCTTCACGTGCTACAGCTGATGCAATCTTCGGCCTTCAGGAGATCAGCCGAGGCATCATGGAAGGCGGTGAGCCCACTAGGGATTGGAAGCTTCAAGCTCATCGCATGTTGAAGAACCAGCTGAGCGAAAAGGCGCTGAAATATCTCGAAGGAGAAGCTGATATACCAGAAGACTTCTGGCTTGAGCTGCCTTATGCCATGGGATACGTAGCCGGTTTGAGCGTTCCGATCAACTGGTCAGCTCGAGCAACGGCACCCGTAACGCAAATGAGCCAACGTGTACTGCGTAGCAAGCCTGCTATGAAGTACATGGATCCAATTGTCAAGAACTTGGGTATGACACCTGAGGTCTTTGCCGGTCGTCTGGTCAATACAACAGCATTGACAACGCAGATCTATGCGACGACATCGATGATCGATCCACTGAACATGTTCGAAAAACGGAACATCGTTACAGCTGTCGCAGGTGGTGTAGCAGGCGCTGCAACTCAGCAGATGATTATCTCTGCAATGAAGCGTCGTGGCAACACCTATAAAGCTACACGTGACATGCTCAGGAACATGGAACTCAACGACCCTCGTCGTGCGGAGTTTGCTGCTCGTCTGATGCAGACGAACAAGAAGGAACAATTCCTCGGTGGCTGGGCCGCTGCTACAGGCTTAGGCCCTGCAATGGAAGCTACTCAGCTGATGTACCAAGATGTCGACTTCTGGTCATCCATGGGGGATTACTTTGATGTTTCGAATCCATATGGTTTCTGGTGGCTCGATATGGGACTGGGGACCATCGATGGCTATGAAGCTGCCAAAGCATACGGCAAAGCCCTGAGTCTCAGCCACAACACCATTGATGGCGGAAATCCTGAGATCACGGAACGTGCCATCCAGTTGCAACAACAAGCCAAGGAAAAGAATGAAGCTCGGCGTCATTGGTTCCGTAAGAAATCGGGGGAAGATGCTCCGCAAGCTGAGACAGAGACGACTCAAGAACCTGCAGAAATGGGGACCCCTGAGTGGGTTGCCCAAACTGTCGAGAAAGTACGAAAACAAGATCCAGAGACTTGGGACAAAGTAAGAGCGGCCCAGGAAGCCTATAACTCCTACATCGAAGAAGTCGGCAGTCTCAAAGATGTTGAGGGTGAAGCTCCTGTTGAAACACCGACTACGTTTGGCGACCATTTCAAGAACAAGACACCAAACGAGCGCGGCCGTTATGTCGTTGATGATATCACGGGTTTGTTCCCTGACATGACGCCTTGGCAACAGAGCTTTTACAACCAATTCATCAAGCAGGATCCAGTCCAAGTTGAGCTCACGAAAGAGAATCGTGCTTGGTATGTCGAAGATGACGCCACTGGTGAGCGATTTGTCCGCATGCCAGAGACTCAGCCGTTCCATAGCAAGGTCTTTGTCCATGAGGGCATCGGTCACCAGTTTACGGTGGACCTCCTTAGAAAGCACTCTACTGATCCGAAGGTCAAGGATCTCATTGAGGGTATCAACGATATCACGCAGAGCAACGAATGGCTCGAAGTACTGAGCCGGATGGAACCAGAAGAGCGCAAGCGTGTGGTATCTGACCCGTTTGAGACCGCAGCTGTGGTGATCGAACACCTTGATGAGTTCAAGACGTCGAATGCTCTGCTAGCTAAGATCGGTTTTGCTACTCCTCCGGTGCCGAATACCATGGAGAGGATCCTCAAAGACCAGGAAGCTCGTAGAGCTCAGGCTGAAGAAGATGCAGATCAGGATCCAGAGAAACGCAACTTCGGATACTACAAACAGCTCCCACAAGCTGAGAATACCAGCGAAGTTGTCGGTGCCATGTACGGTGCCGGCATTTTCGGTGAGTCAGTCAAGAACATTGTAGACCGTGTCAAAGAGTTTCATCCCGCATGGGATGGTATGCGGGCCGATGAGCAAAACCAGGCAATCCTGGAGTTCGTACGACTTCTAGAACCACAGGACCTCACGACCTATATGCCTGAGCGTGTCGTTCGGCCAGTCGACACTGGCGAGAACATCACGAATATGCTCGAGGACATTCTTGGTGTGTCCGTTGACCCTTACATGAAGACCGCGGACATGCGTTCATGGGCTGAGTGGTACAATGAGCAGATCCAGCGCTCGCCGGCACCGCAAGACCGTAAGGACATTGCTGAAGAAGTCCTGAACAGAATCCGTTTCCGTCTCGACAACTACGTACAGAAGACTGTTTGGGATATCACACCGGATGGCGAGCCTTACATCCGTCAGTTCGAGGGTGTTGGAAACAACCGTCTTGAGATCGAGGGTTTCCCACAGATCAATCCGTTTCCTTACCTGAAGTCAAACAACAATCCGATCCTTGAAGGATTCAAGGACATCGGCATTATGTCGCCGGATCTCAAAGATGACTTCGATAAGATGGTGGCTGAGGATGGATTTGAAGCTGCAGCCCGCCAGGCAATGGTTTATGGATTCATCCCTTTAGGCCCGGCCGGCCACGTATTGAACTTCAATCCTGAGATCGTCGCAGGTAATCGTGCGAAAGCACTCAAGGTGATCTACCAGGGCTACGAGCCATTGATTGTGGATCGGCTAACGAATCCAGAATCTTACACAGCAGGCGTTCCCGCCAATGCTGAGACCATTGCTCAGATGCTCGACTGGTCAAAGATTCCCATGGATGGGCCCGTCACCATAGACATGCTTAACGAGGCTTCCCGTGGTCGATCAATTGGGCAACTCAAGACCATGGCCGAGCTCATTCGAGAAAACAAGGCGTTCGGTGCTGATATCCGGAAAGTGATCGAAGCTTACCGGAACATGTTCAAGGATGAAAATGGACAAGGTTACATCCCGCCGTATGTCCGTTTGAAGCAGAAGGGCGACGAAGCATTCGAACGTCTTCGTGCTGCCAAGAACACTGCCGAGCAGGCAAAGGCCATGGATGACTGGGCCAATATCAGGGATACTGAAATCTGGAGAGCATCAGTCGACCTGTACAATCGTATCCTCAGTAACAACGTACCCTCAACCAAGAAGCACCCTGTCAAGTATGCCAGCAACGTCTTGTCTTCTCAAGGCAAGATGCCGTTCAAGCCTCAGAACATTGACCAACTAGGCGAATCGTACAACATGCCGAAGTTCTATCAGAAGGACGGCAAGATCGATCCGCACTACATGGCTGCGGGCTTCAATGAGGATGGCACGATCAACGTGATGACACTCCCTGGCTTTATGAATGAAAGCTTTGGATTGCCAAATCCTGAAACTTATGTGCCTGATCACAACGATTCGTTTACGTATCTAAACCCGCTTATGGGTGCAACGATGGAAGCATCGATGGGCTTCCGTCCTGTAGGTGGCGCGATCAAGATGACAGGTATCTATGAAACGGGTCTTCACAAGACAATCGCATCTCCTTCAGAAGGGATCTTCAACACACTGCCTGACACTTTCCCGCCGGTTGGCATGATCAGGGCTGAGACAGCTCACAAGAATCCCCGTGTACGTACGGTGACAAGCCGTATGTCACCTGGAACTCGCTATGTCATGAAGGGTGGCACCCCGATCGCTGAGATCACGGATGCCGGATACAAGAAGCTTTCTGATGAGGATGCCATGAGCATCGTCATGAAAGAACCTACCTTGATGATCGAGCGTGTCAAACCTGACCAGATCAACCTGGACTACATTGATAAGCCTGACCGCCTCGGCACCGTAGAGACCGGCAATGCAGCAGGTCACTCTTTGCCGTTCGATCCGTCGACTCCAGAGATGAATAAGTACCTGACTCAGGTACAACGTGCTAACGCCTATGAGCTCACGGAAGACATCATTGGTATGTCAGCTCTTACAGACGTCGCTCATGGCAAGCGTCGGTTCACACCAAAGCAGAACGAAGCTCTGCGTGGCTTCCTGCGTCGTCTGACCAATCGTTTGCACATGCTCAAGCAGCAGGACCAGACGTACAAGGGCATCTCTGGCAATCAACTGTCTGAATTGGCTACTCACCTGGAGGCAGCTACGATCAGCGAGAACGTCAACCGTCCTCTTTTGAAGGCTATCCTGTTGACGTATCCTCAGATCATCGATGCTGCCAACCATTCGCTAGCTGATAGCTACGACAACATCTACCAGGTCCGCAACCGTGGTGCTTCTGTCACCGTGGGGGATATGAACGTTGTTGACATCGAGGTCTCTCGGGAGAACGCAATTGAGTATCTCCAAAAGACCTTTTCTGAGACACCCCGCAAAGCTGAGCGTGCCATCCAGCGTTATAAGCAAGCGATGGAAGAGCTCAAGATCTTTGACGAACAAGGGTTCATTGATAAGGATTCCGATCTCGGCGTGATCGTGCCTGAAGCATGGCTCGAGGCCATGAATGAGCGCCGCGGTCGGCAAGGCGAGGCTCCGCTGGTACCTGGTACCCGTATCATTCTACAGCGTACTCCAATCGATGCTCCTGAATCGATGGCAGCCGGCATCATTGCTGGCGTTCATCCCCGTGCTTCCCACGCCGTGATGCCACCCGGATTCATGAAAAGGTCTGGTACCGATATGGATGCTGATAGGATCGGGATCATAGCGCCATATCGTCTTGGTCCAGGCAATCAGTTCTACGATGACACGCAGTATCGTCCTGTGTTAGAACCTGGGAATGACTTCTTTGTCAACGCTTGGCAAGAGATGGCTGACCGCAGCTATGGCGAAGGAACAGAAGCTCTCGACATCCTTAACATCAAGTCTCCATCTGGTAAGCCAATGCCGGTCAAGTATGCACCTCTGCATACGACAGATGCTCTTTATCCGGATTTTATGTACGGAATTGGTCAAGAGAAAGAGATCGGCAAGTCCGTAGGCATGTTCCGCCAGGTCATGGATCAGTTCTTGTCCAAAGGAGCTTTGCCTGGTGAGGAGATCAGTATTGGCAAATGGTCCTTCACGAACAATCCGAACGTAAGCGAAGTCGGTCGTGTCAAGATTGAAGCATATGACTCATTCGGTAAATCTCATAGACGAGTGGATCCCGAGTTAGCTTTTGCCAACATCTTCGATCTCAAGTGGAATGGTCAATACATTGTCGACCTGCCTGAGGCGAGTGCCAAAGAGATGGTTGGCAAGTTCAAGGAGATGCTTCAAGAGCGAGCTCTTCCAAAGAAGCGGTCTCGTGGACCTCAGGACCAATCGTTGTATGACGAATTGGGTTCGTTGACAAACCCTTCAAAGGCAGCGATCCCTTATTCGCCAAGCTTTGCAGCGCGAAAGGCTGTTGCTGATGCTGAGAAGCACCTAGGGACAAGTCGCTTGCCATATGGCATGCCTGACAAGTTCGCCATTCAGCAAGAGCTGGAAAAGGTCTACCAGAAGATCTATACGGATCCTGACAAGGTCACAGAGCCTGTTGTCAAGAAGGTCAATCTAATCGAAGCTATCACTAAGAAGTCATCGATTGATAACCCGTACACGGATTCCAGGAACTACTATGCCAAGCGTCCTCAGACGATGAGCGAGGATGATGCTCGAGCCATGGTAGCTGTCGTCAATTACTCTCTCAACACGCTCCCTATCGTCGTCGATGATGGGGTGACCTTCGCGCTTCCGCCCAACATGGGTACGATCATGGTAAACAATGGCAGCCTGTACTGGATGACGCCAGAGTTCGACATGGTCCCGCTGACGAAGGTGTTCCAACCGAATGGCCAACTTCATGAGCGCTTTGACAACATCCGGATGCAGAATGCACTGACCATCAATGAGGTGGTACCACGTGCTCTGACCGGATACGTGACCATCGAAGAAGGTCTCCGCAATCTAAACGACGTCAAACGTCATGAACTCGACAAGTTCCTCGAGTGGGAACAGCGGGAGGAGAACCGTGTACGGATCACGTTCAGTGCTCTTCCTAAGGAGCGGACCCTTGGTGGTCGTCGTCAGGTGGTGATGACTGTCAATCCAGAGATGACCGAGCCGGAATTCCGCGCTGAGCTCATGTCTGGTCTCAAGCAGCTCAACAAGATGCTCAAAGAAGTAGGACCATGGGCGCATGGTGCTATCGTACCTGAGTCATTCTCGCACTTGACCTCATGGCAAGAGGAGATCGTGCGCAACAAGTGGTCAGAGATGGCCAACTACGGTACGGTCTTCCAGAATGACCGCGGTATCACAGACCAAGAAGCTTCTGAATTGGCGGGCCGCTTGGCTGTCACCCTGGGTAGTAGCCCGGAAGAGATGACCGATCTGGCATTGCTCGTCGACAATGAACGATTCATGACGCCTTTCGGCATTGTCAATGGGGCTCTCCAAGCTGGCGCTATGCCTGAGGTCGAGATCTACGGCGAGCGTATGTCTTTGCCGGCAGCGATCCTTCGGGTAGCTGAGAAGCAATTCGGTGAGGAACGGAAATATGGGTACTGGGATACGACCGAGTCAGATGGCAAGCGTCGTATTACTATGAGCGAACTAGAGTTTTACAGCCTCACAAAGCTTACTGACGCTGTTCCTCCAACGGACTGGAGCGAAGAAAGCCTGGTATCGTCTTTCAAAGTACTCAATGGGATGGGGTACGATGAGCTCAAGATCTTCGGCATCGATAAGCCTTGGAACATATTCGACGTGCTGAGTCGACATATGGATCCTGAAGAACTTGTCGACATGGACAGGAAGCAGACGGTCATACGAGAAGCTCCAGAAGACAAGACCTTGAGGGTCACTCATAAAGAACTTATGATCCTCAGGGAGAACAAAAAGTATGACCGCGGCCGTCATGGATTCTACGAATTCTTCAAAGACCTTGAAGAACGCGGATACGAAGTACTCGTTTCGATATCTGCTCCAGGAATTGGCAATACGTGGGTTGTCAAGGACGAAATCGCCCAGCGCAAAGCAGAGTATGACGAATGGAGAAAAGCTAAAGATGATGCAGATGCTGAAGGCAACCAGCGTTCATATGGCTATTACAAGCCGGCGAACCGGCAGTCTTCTCTCGTAGAAAAGGTCATCGGTGCTACGCGTGGTATCAGTCCTTCTCTTTCAGCCAAGCAACGTCGTCAAATCAAGTCTCGTATCAATGATGCGCGGTCGCAGGTGCGTGCTATCGACGAGCTGAGTCCCCGTCAGATTCACGATTTCATGAGAAAGGTCGGTGATGACGTCAAGCAATTCGGTCTTGAAGGCGTAGATGATCTGATTGAGTTCTATGATGCTCACATCCCCAGTGAGTGGCTCAAGGAGCAGGTTGAGATCGCTGAGTATGTCCATCGTGATGATCCGAAAAAAGCCAAAGAGGCGGTCGACATTATCAAGATGGCTGCAGTACTTGACTACCTTGATTCGTTGAAGCGCATGGTCCAGTCTGATAGGGACTTGCGATTCAGTGAGGTGACTCCGTTGCTCAACATGAAAGAACGTATCGCCAAGCATCGCCGTATTGGTGGTGTCGGATCGTTCTACCAGGATGCAGCTCTGGGCATCATCAACCGGATGGCCACCGACGTGGTGCCAATGTCGCCTGACGAAGAGATCACACAAGTGATCAGTACTCAGAATGGAGTCCCTGTTAACGTTGTCAAGCAGAGTGCGAACACGTGGGTCGATCCTGATACTGGGTGGAACTTCCGTGGTGGAGCTATCTCCTCGTTCATTCCGCACTATGGTGTGCCTTATATCAACCATCGTACAACGAATGAACAGCACATCAACATTGTCAACAAGATCAGTTCGTACGCTTCTTCGCTCTGGCGTCGCAACGATGAGCCAAAAGTCTGGCAGCGCCTGAAGACGGCCTTCACTGGCAAACCCGAGGAAATGAGCAGTGCTGTCATGGACCTTTTCGCTCAGCCGGAAGGTATGGGTATGGCTCGACGGTTCTTTGAAGATCCTAGTAGCTTAGGGTTGGGCATCCTGACGCAAACGGAGGATGAAACGGTCGATCCGGTCATTCCAATGGAAGCACCTGAGTTCGAAGATGTTACGGTATCCTATGACGGCGTTGGTAACTCACCGTCGATCCGGTTTTCTGTCACAGCAGATTCGTACATGCAGGCTCCCACGCCTGATCAAGAGAGTACGTTCGGACGAACAACACGTGAGTTTGTTCTGCAGTCATTTGAACGTGCTGACATGGAGAATGTCCTCGATGAGCTGGCGCGATTCTTAGTACCTGACGAGGCCGTTATGGCTGATGAAAATCCGGGTACAGCAGCCATTAAGAAGAAGAACCTGCGTAAGGTGATCAAGCAGGCTGCAGCTTCCTGGATCGGTACGAAGGTTAACGCGGAGTTCATGTCTCATCATGCCCACCTCGCTGGTGATCTGGGTACACGAGCCATGCAGCGAACTCATGACGGACTGGAAGCTGGCCCTGAAGTCGAAGCTATTGCAGCGACTATGGACAAAGAGACGAAGGCTATCTATGAGGAAGAGAATCTCCTCAGGAACGCTACGATCCTGGATGCTATCGATCTTTCAAGTGCCCTGCATCCTATGCAGGTAGCCGATCTGTACCGTGATTTCGTGGCTGATTTCACATCTGATCAGCCAAGTGCACTGGCACTGAACAACTTCGATTTGATTGCCGAAGAGCTCTTCCCAGGAGTGTCGCCGGCACTCGCTCGTCAGCGTGTTGTTGAATACATGAGCGATCGAGCTGACGAAATCTATAATCATGACAAGAACTTCCCTCGGATGCAGAAGTTCATCGATAACTCCTTGGAGGTAGACGATGCCACGGAAAGAATCGAAGACACGCAGACGGCGGATCTTTACGACGTACGAATTGCTCGTATACTCGGTGCCGAATTCTACTCACCTGCTGGTCTTCATAAGCGATTGAAAGGTTCACAGCAGCGTTCGCATCGCAGCTATCTCAATGTCGCTCGCACGTCGTTCGAACTGGAACAAGAGTACAACCAACGGATGGGCCTACCCTTCAATCAAAATGAACTTGTCTCACGTGAACAAGTGGCGCTCCTCTCCGGAGGTCGTATTCCGACTATCAACAATGTGCCACGTGCTAATATCATGGCACCACTCAATGCAAAGGGTGTTGCCACCTCTCGAGATACCGGTATTCCTGTCGGCACGCCTACGACGCTAGCTATCCAGTCGGAAGCTGGTGATATGAAATGGCTCCAGGGTCGCTGGCTTGGTGCGGCTGGTCACATAAAGTATAGCCGCGAGGGCTTCGCTCTCATGATGGAGCCCTCTACGCGTCAGATCTTCGAAGTCCCCATGGAAATGGTGACAGCTATCGAGATCGGACACAAGGCAGGCTTTGCCAACCGCATTGCTGATCACTTCATGAAAGACGTCGTCAAGAAGTGGGGCACGGAAGAGCAGATGCTGACAGCCCTTCTGGACGGCGACAAGAAGAAGACAGCTGACGGTTGGTACTCGAAGTATCCGGAATTCTTCGATGCCCCGATGATGCACATGACCACGATGTTCGCAGAGAACATCAACAAGGTCTCCACAGGTATGAGCTATCTCTTCGGCAACGATGTAGCATCTGCTGCTACGCATGCCGGCATAGCTCTTGTGATGCTTCCGTTTTCTTTGCCTGCAAGTGTACACCATGGCCTGAGCGCCCTGAATCACGTTGCCAAGATGCACTGGCGGTACCTGAATCGTATCACCCAGAACCTCACGACAGGTGCCAATGCCTGGATCTCGGATCCTTTCATCAGCTTCATGCATGATGTAATTCCCAATATTGTACCAAGTCAAGAAGGTCTGCAGACATCTCAAATGGCCAGTGCGGCTCAGCGCTTTGCTGGTCACTACGGTGCAGCTATCAATGAAGCTTCTGGCGATGTGTCTACTCATGAAACATCCACTGTTTTGGCAACGGTGAAACGTGTCCAACGACAGCTGGATCAGCTCCGGGGTACCTCGAAATTCGAAGACGTTCTTGCTCTGATTGGCAACATTGAGATGGGCCGCAAAGAGCTCGAGCTTTATGATGACGAAGGTCTTCGTCTGGCACGTGTCTATGATGAGAATGGCAACATGATCGGTGGCCTCCAGGATATCTATGAGACCAACGTTGATGCGATCACTCAGCTGTTCAGTATCAGCTATGGTGCCGATAACGCAAGGAATCTGTGGCTCCGAAGATCTGCTCAGGCTGCATCCATTTTCCCGAAATCGGTCAACAACTATCGTCTGCAGATGGCCTACAAGCAGGCCGAAACAGAACAAGGATCCGTCAAGAGCGTTCTGGGTATGCACGAGCGCAGTGAGGCCAAGCAAGACATAGCTTTCCCGATACGAGCTGCCGGCAAGGGTCTCTTTTCAGACGATGTTGTCAAGCGAGCCAACATCGCTGAGGACTACATGTACTCGATCATGGGCCAGTACATCGGTAAGAGCGAGGCCCTGAAAGCTCCTCTAGCACACCGAGCTGTACTATTTAGCCACTTTGGCCGTGGCCGTGCCAAGATGAAGACCGTGCGAGCGTTCGATTATCTTCGTCAGTCTAAGGCTCTTGGACGTAAGTGGCATCAGCGCTTCCTGGATATGGGTATCGAAGTAGGTACCGATGGTGTCCTCAATCCGGTGCAGATCAAAACACTCATGGCTTCTGGTGCTCTGGGTGGTATCAAATCATTCCGTACTCTTCTTATGTACGGTTTTGGCATGATCATTTCAGATTTCGTGGCTGATCTCTACGGTGAAGACTCCGAAGAGCTCGAGAATATGAAGACGGCCGTCAAGAATATGCGTTCGGTAGCCTATTCTATTGGTGGCGTCGAGCGCCAATATCAGATGGACGACATCCTTGCAACCCTCGTGGAAGGTGTTATCAGCCTGATCACCTTCGGTCTCTACGACGTTGATGACATCGATAAAGGCAGTGAATTCCGGTTCTACCAGGTCAAGGGGATCGACCAAACGGTCCAAGACCTATCTTATGGGCTATCGGGAGGCATGGGGGTTAGTGAGGGTCTTTCTGTTATTTTGTCGCCATTCACGTATCGCATCCTTGAAGGAGCTGATGATTATGACAAGCCAAACAGCAACTGGGAAACACCGTACAACGACAAGGTCGACGAATATGTGACCAAGAAGGTCGGTCGCCTGCCGTTCATTGGACCGGTAGCTGAACCGATCGTTGAAGAGGTACTCAAGTCAGGTGACTGATCCATACACTATAGGTGAACTATGCTCGCAATGCCCTTTCTCGTGAAGTTCCTTCCTCCGACCAAGAAGGCCGCTTCAAGCTCTGTTCGTATTCAGTCCCTGGTCACATCAGGGCGTATCGTCATTGGTAAACCGTATCTGGTGCTGGGCACCTCAGATGATACCAGTGGTAGTTGGTCGGCTCTTCTCATCGATGACCATGGCTTTATGATGTGGCAACCGTTTAGCGGTCTGAAATTCGCTGGTCTGTACACTGGCCAGAAGATCCAGCTTGGCGAAAGCTACATCGAAGATTACGAGCTCGCAGACTCACAGGTCCTGATGCCTGGCATCGATAGTGTTGTTCCTGTGCCACCTCCTGCGCCGGCAGAGGAAGAAAAAAAGGCTCCCGAAGGAGCCAAGAAATTCAAGGGCGACCGTAAAACATCTGATGCACATCTGCTTCCAGACCTTCCAGAGAATGTCGAGCATCTCGAATCCGACGCTCAAGATCAGCTTTCTGTCTGATCATCTCTAGCTTCACAGCACGTTCACGTAGTTCTTCCCAACTGGCAGCTTCTTCGCCCCAGCGTGCGATAACGAAGTAGCCTTCATTGCCAGCATAGGGAAGCTCTGTGTCATACCTGAAACCAGTGGGTTCGATATTGGCAATCAGGAATGGGTCGGGCTTGTCGCCTGCATAGCGGATCACGAGCTGTTTCTCGTTTGGGAACCACTTCTTTGCTCGTTCGATTTCGTTGAGTACACGCGGCGGAATGACTTCGTGCTTGAACTCATGTGCATAGACAGCTGCAGGGCACAAGGTCTGGATGATAGCCTTCGTGCCCTGATTCATGTGCATGTATGGCACTCGTTCATTGGTATCAGGCGTGGTCGATCCATCTGCGCTATACCTGCCACCATAGAGATATTTCTGGCCATGCAGGCCAAGCTTTTCGATCTGCCGCGAGACGTTCTCTAGCTCCTCTTCCGTGAGCTCCGTAATGATCTGAGGTTCTACCTCATAGATCTCAACCATTGTATCCATGGTCAGTCCTCCTGTGTGTATAGATCTGAATGTTCCTCAGGGTCTGCGCCCTGATACATATCATTGATGAGCGCTTGCGTGTATTTGCCGACCGTGATGTCAATGAGGGCCCTGTCGAAGAACAGTTCCCATTTGGGATCAAGCTCGATGCTGATACGAAACTGAGGGTCAGAAACGATCTCTCGCTCTATCAGGTATTCGACAGCCGGTGCTCCCCAGAATTCTGAGTGATTTCTGTAAGGGACATCCTTGTATGTACCCAGCTCGATGTCTTCGGTGTTGACAATGGCCATTACTCTCAAGCCACGCGAGATCCAGAGCCACGTATATTGGACTTCATCAGCAGTCTTGGTGTAGAGCTCGTTGAGTCTGCTACAGAGCATATCGTCATCGCAGAGCATGACGTCGGGCATATACCCACTGAAGGGTATCAGCATGCAGGCCGCTGCAAACTGTGCTTTCATGTGTCCTCCTGTGATTCAAAAAAATGGGTACGAGACGGAATAACCGCCCCGTACCCTCTAGGAGGACTCATCGGTAGATCACCGTGAAGCCCAGTTCTGTCAGCTTGCTGCAGACCTCATCCTTGATGCGGTACATCTCCGCAAGGAGCTCCGTCTCAAGGTCCCAGCACTCGAACCAGAATTGAATCCGCCCGTCGTTGCTGATGTCGTAGCATACGTCTACGTCTACCACAGCTTTGGGCTCTCCAGCAACGAACTCCAGTTCGAGTTGGAATCGCTGCATAATATCGTTGTTGGCATTGGTTTGGGTACCAATGTTCTTGTTGCCACGACCATCGTTGATCTCGAGGACCGTACGGTCTTGGCTGACCTTGGCATACTTCAGAGTATTGACCAGGGTCTGATAGTCGTTCACGTTGACGAACATCGCCTTCATCTCACGGATGATGCTGAGTGTTTCCTTCGTCGTACGCTGACGATTCAGATAGCCTGTGAACTGAGTGTACTGCTCTGAAGGGCAGATCTCACCTCGCATGACGATCTTGGGATCGGCATTGAACTCATTGAGTGCAGTGTACATACCGATCCGGTGGGTTGGCACAGCGTTCACGTCGTAACGAATGCTGTGTGTGAGATCTACAGAGATAAAGGTCTTCTCTGGGTCCCACTTGTAGAAGTCCAGCGCAGTCGGGATGCTTCGCGGCTGGATAGTGAAGTCAGAGCCTTTGTAAGGCGGAAGCAGCTCAGCTGCTTGACCGTTCCTAATGATAAGCTCTTTCCCGTCCGGTGTGATATTGATCTGATGATCCATCGTCTGTTCTTTCCCCAATTGATTTGACACTCATTACGTTGAACTGGCGCTCGCTTGGTCTCAGGCGGCGCTCTGAGACGTAGTTACCGTACTCATCGTAAGTACGCATGACTCCGTCTTCGTGGTCTGCAATGTCGTAACAGACGACCTGTCTGTCGACATAGCCATTCTTGAGTTCATGAGAGAGCTCGCGTACTTTCTTTGCTCGCTCCTTCTTACGTGAGGTGAACTCTTTCCTCACTTCCGCGAATGTTTCATCCTCCTGCTCCTGCGCCAGGATAGCTTCGGTAATCTTCTGCCGCTTGAAGTCGGCTTCTTCTTCCGAAATCTGTACTGGCACGACTCTGCTCTCAATCGTATGAGCTAAAGCCTGCAGTTGCTGAGGATCGATCCAATCCATAGGACCTCCTGCTGTTAGTGAAATACCCTATTCTTTAGGGATGTCGTTTGCATGCCCACCCTCTTCTGGAGTGGGCACTCCGTCTACCATTTTGATACTTGCGTCAATAGTCTCTTCACTGGAGAGATAGTAGGCATCTTCGCCACGTTCGTTGTTGAGCATTTCGCGTATGTCAAACTCGTCGAGCGGTTGATTCGAGTAGTATCGCATTCTACGGTCTTGCCCGTCCATACGATAGTTCACGATGTATGTGTACATATCACACCTGAAAGATGGAATGATTACTTGATCTTGTGTTCCGCCTTGACGTGATCAATGTGCTCACGCAGCCAGGCTCTGACATGCCGGTCCATGTGGTCGATTTCGAGATCTTCTCCACGCTGGAAGGGTTTACCGTTCGTTGTTTTCATATGAACTCTGAAGTTCAATCGTTCACGCCTGATATGGGTACGCCTCTCGTAATCGTACTCGGTGTAGCTATCAGCGCGTATTTCATGAATGTAGACTTCGACCCATGCACCTTTGACGCGTGCTTTGACCTTTCCACTGATGGCATCCAGGTCGTTATTGAGTCGTTCTACGAGATCGGTAATGTACGGCCTACGCTTCTTACGCATAGCGTTGATGCGTTCATTCAGGCGACTCTGCTTTTGTCGCAGAATGTCCATCTCTTTGCGTATCGCTTCTTCTTCACGCATGATCTTCACTACGCTGGTAGGCTGAGCCTCACGGATCTTCGTAAGGTCCGCCAGCAGGTTCTTCGTTGCTGTCGACATGTTCTTGGTCTCCTAGATCTAAAAAGTTCAAGACGTACGGCTGGGTTTGACTGACTAACCACTCCACACACTCTTCGCGTGAACCTTCGAAGGTGGGGTACCGCTTGTCTAGAAATAGAATGGCTCGATACAGATTGTCCGGTATCGAGTACATGTGTCCGATGGTCACTTTTCCCATCATCACCGTATCGGAACCAGTGATATGAGGCTTGGCAAGTCTGACTTTGATTTTTCTGCTCATACAAATACAAAAGCCGCAGACCTCAGGGTGGGGAAGATCTGCGGCTGAATGCGCCTGCGACAGGATACAGGCAGTATGGGGAATCTTTAGACTGGCTCGGCTACGCTTGCTGGCATTGGACCAGCATGGTCTGCGCTGCCTACCTCGTATCCCTTCAGCCATCCTTCAATGAAGGTCATAGCTGTAGTACGTTTTTCGAAATGGTACTCGTCGCCTTTCAGGAACACGACGTACCAGGTACGTGCTCCGTCCGAACGTTGCTGGGCTGTGCCGCCATACGGGGCGACCTTCTGCACCAGGTCATTCAGGCTTACATTGAGCTTGGGCATGGTCTCTCCTTAGAATGGTACATCATCATCATTGATACCGCCACTTCCTCCACCGTTTCCGCCATACGATTGTTTGGCCTTGTCAATCCGCATCTTGGTGGACTGGAACTTTTGTTCCGCGATCGCAGCCACTGCGGCTGGGACCTTATCCATGGTGGTTTCCGTGGTGATGACGAGCTCTTCTTTCTCGTCAGGGAATTTTCGGCCCTGCTGGTTGGTCTTACCCGGCACGACGCGGCTGAACCGCATCTCAACCTTCACGGGTTTGTCACTCATCGCTACCTCTTGAACATGATTACACTACTAATATAATCTAAAAGGGCAAATCATCAAAATCATCTGGTGGAATTTGTGCATCGGCACGTAGCTCGTCCCACATCCACGCATGCCACATGACGATCGCTTCGTGTTCAGCACGGGTGATGACATGGGTCTCTAGCAGCTTGTTGCATTCACGAATCAGATCCCACCGATCCATCATGATGAACTCCTGCTCTCTCTCTGAAAGCCTTTCTGGCAGTTCCGCTGTGACGTCCGCCGGGACATTCACGATTGGTTTCATTGTCATGACTCTTCCTAAATTGGTTCACGTACAACGAGATGGAATGCATGATAGAACATGTGGACAGCTATGGCCAGGTCACCAGAACGATCACGTTGTATGAACCTGGTGACATCATCCCTGATGGCATTAATGTCATACCGTACCGTGATCGCCTGAGTGCACAGAAAGGGGACTACGTCACCGATCTGAACGGTCTCATGATACCTTGCCGTCGCCGGCAGACGACAAAGCGCGGCATGTTTCTGGTATTCCCACGCTTTGCATGGTTCCCAGAGAAGTATCCTGACTTCATATACCCGCTGTGGCGGCTCGCGGAGCGAGGAAGGACTCCTGGTATGCCTGACAGCTACAACGCTGTCCTGAGGCTCGTAGGCGCTGGAGAAGACCTACTCACGTCAGCTCTGCTTGTCTTCAAAGGGGTGCCACTCAATGTGGCTTGGAAGAAAACACTGCGTATGTTCCGCAATGACCAGTTCCTGGAAGCGCTGGTCCATCAAGGAGAGTACATGTCCACACTACGAAAGAAGCTCATAGAGCGCGGTATCGATGAGGACCGTATCGCTGAAGAGATCGAGAAGGCTCTTGGTGATGACTCTGAAAAGAAGTCTGGCCTGAAAAAGTGGGCACTCGAGACATCTATGAAGATTCTCGAACAGAAGCCGGGTCGTCGTCCACCAGAAGGATCGCCGCGGTATGACGATGAAGATGAGCTTGACCGGATGATCGGTACTACACCGTCTCCCAGTCTAGCCCTCCCGAGTCCTCCTGCAGGCTTTGTCGAGGTGGGTACATCATTCGACGACGTTCCTCATCGTCAAACAGGACAGACGGATCCTGATGCTGACGCAGAGGACGAGCATATTTGAAGGCCATACTCAATGAGTCAGGCCAGTCATCATGATCATCGTTGCCAAGGTTGATCAGCTGGGCCCACATCTTCTCGAACTGCGGTCGAAGACGGGCATCTACGAAGATGATATCCGTTCTCTGATCTGCAAAGAATGGCTCCAAGATGGCATTGATCCGGTCCGCTTTTTGCTCCTTGCCTGCTGTCTCCTGGATAAGCCGTGCCGGTTCACGATTCTCCATCATCTGCCTGCGGATCTCTTTGAAGACCAGCTCCTGCTGGCCATTGACTTCGATAACCACCATGGATGCATGGTACTTGCGGCGCCATTCCCTGATGATGGTAGCCTGACCCTCTCGTATCATTCTACCGTCTTTGTACTCGCGATTGATTGCCCATCCACGTCCTCCCATCATGTCGAGAATGACAGGAGCGCTGATGAGCTCAGTGTCGGCATGACCGGGCTTGTATCTGGTGATGTCACCATGCTGAATGCATGTCACCACGGTCTCGTCGGCTTTTTTCTTCTCTGAGGTGGCGATATCGATCGCTATCGTAGACGCCAGTGGCATGAAGTGGGTCTGATTCTCGTATTCCCACTTGAGCTGAGGTGGTCTGTTGCGTTTGGTGACGATTTCCATCTTGACGAATCTGAACCGGTCACGGTCATACTTGATCTCCTCAGGTGGGTTGGTGATCGACAAGTATTCCTGGTAGAAATAGGCCACCTTGCCCTGGTCGAACGAATCCTTGTAAAGTCCGAGAATGTAGTACAGGTCGTGGCGATCTGGCCATGCAAGACTTTTGAGTCCTTTCTGGATCTGCCCACACTTGCTCTTGTCAGGGTGTATGAACCTGCCATCAGGTGTGAAGCTGCAGTGAGTATCGATGACGGTCTGGAGCTCCTCAAGACTGATGATCTTGCGTTCGATGCCGAACCACTGGTCTGAGCGCTGGATGACTCGAGGTACCGTATCCTCATGCAGGATCGTACCCAGGAAGACGATCTTGCCTTTTTGGGAATCTAGTGAGTTGCCAAGGGATGCGAACCACCACTTATTGATGCCGGCACGGCGCTCTTCAGTCTTGACGTTGTTCTCTGAGTAGATATCATCACCAATGATGAGCGTAGGACGCATGCGCTTGACCTGCTTGCCGCGGACCTGTTGTCCTGCGCCTACTCCCCAGATCGTAGTATCATCAGATGTCGTGAAGGCATTCTGTCGCCAGATACGGTTCTCACCGACGATATCTGGATCCTCATCGAGTTGTACAGCCTTCGGGTGCTTGTTGCCGAACAAGGCAGCAAGGTCCTTATGTGACTCGATGACCGACCTGAGGTTCATCACGAAGGTCTCGCTCATCCCTGAGGTCTCAGAGGCGATCATGATGAGCTTCTCATCCATGAGGTGCTTGAAGATGCGCCCTTCCCTGTTGCGGAAGGCGATCATCTTAC